GTGAAATAATCCTCTCAGACTCTTGCTCAATGTTAAGAAGATGGCAAATCTGATTCATTATACTTTGCCCTGTCATCGGTGTGTTCATAGCTCTATTCTCTCCATTTTATCAACTCTAAATAGCGGGTTCCCGTATCCGGAAACCTCACCACTTGAGCATTTTCTTGCGTGCTCCCTGCCTGTCCATTCAGAGATTATCTGCGAGGTTGTTACGGGCTCATCCTTTTTTATGCATACAATTCTATTCATTACTCACCCCACTTAATAAATTCAGACACCGACACCTCAAAAACCTCAGCGATCACAGATATCATGCTAACGCTTGGTGTTTTCCGGCCCGTGCATAGGAAGCTAACGAATTGCACGCTCACCCCTAACTCACCAGCAAGCCATTTTTGACTTTTATGCTTCTTTGCCAGACCAACCCTTACCGATTCAGCCAAATCCATACTACCTCCTGATTTAATTTATATAGCCATTATGGGCTTTGCACATTTAATGTCAACCTATTGGTTAATTTAGATATTGACAACCACAAATCTCAGGCTTACCATTGAGCTATCAACTAAGGGGAATTTATGAAAGTTAACGCATCAATATTTAAAAATATGAGCGATACAGAGGCGGCACTGGTAATTGACTCTGACGGCGAAAAACAAACCATCGGCGGGATTAATGCGTGTAACGGTACTTGCGGGTGCTGCGTGGGCGATAAGGAGTACGAGCTGATTAAGGTTATCGATCTCGAAACAATGGAAAGCGTGAAGTCAAAGTTCATTGCTTTAGATGTTGTTGAGTACCTTATGGGTGATGAGTGATGCCTAAATCAAAGAACAATCGAAAGAATGGAAAAAAGAAAGGCTCCGTCTGGAATAAGATAAAAGCAAGGCAGCGTGGGTGGGGCGGGCATTACGATGGTGATGGAAATCGCATTTACTTCGACCCAATTAAGGTCGGTTATGCAATAAGGGGTGAGTGATGATTAGTAACGGCCAAAAGGTATGCATTATCGCAACAATGATATTGTCGTTAGTCATAATTGCGGGTCATGTTATAGAAGAGTTCAGCGTTCGAAATGAGATATGGTATCTCAATATGACGCTCATTGCTGCGTGGGCGATCTGCAACGCAATTGATAATAAGGGGTGATTGATGAGTGATTTAAAACCGTGTCCGTTTGGCATTTATTTTGTGACCATTTAAGGTGAGTAAAAGGGCGTAATTAAGGTTTGGTTTATGAAAAAAATAAAGAGCAGGCAGGGCGATTCGATATTGGTTTCTGACTGTGACTTTGATTGGCTTTCATCTATTGAATGGAGTGTTTATGACAGATACGCAGAATCGGTAATCATGGGCTCCACAGTAAAGATGCATAGATTGATATTAGTGGCTAGTGAATTAAAGCATGTAGATCACATAGATGGTGATGAACTAAATAATCAAAGAGAAAACTTAAGGCTGTGCAATAGATTCCAGAATCAACAAAATAGGAAACTTAACAAAAACAGCACAACGGGGCGCAAAGGCGTAAAGTTAATGCCTAACGGTAAATTCAGAGCCAGAGTGCAAGCCTTCGGTAAAAGATATTCCCTAGGGTGCTTTGACACATTAGAAGAAGCATCGGAGGCAAGATCAAAAAAAGCAAAGGAGTTACACGATGAGTTCTACAGAGAAAAATGATTTACTACCTTGCCCATACTGCGGGTGTGAAGATATAGATGTTAAATACATTGGTAATGACCACACAAAGACAAGAAAAGTACAATTGAAATGTAATTCATGCCGCATAACCCGCACGGATGGTGCTATTTATAATGATCACGAATGGTGTTACGAAACAGCGAAGAAACAATGGAACACCCGAGCCGATAGTTGGATTAGTGTTGATGAGCGATTGCCTAATCCGGATTTCGATTGGGTTCTGGTCTATTCCGATAGTGCAATGGCGACGATGATGTACACCAAGAATAATGGTTTTCATGGGTACACACCAAATCATATAGCAGTATCGATGATAACCCACTGGAAACCACTACCACCAGCGCCAACAAAGTAATAAATGGACGCGATTAAGCGGCCTTAGTTTTCTTCTTCACCTGCGTTTTATCCCAAGCTTTTTTCTCTTTATCCATCTTCTTGAGTGCGACCTGCGATATTACAGGCTTGCCCTCTTGGATTAATACGGCAGTCTGGGCGCAGTAACAGTTATAGCGATTGCCTCTCTCTGCATAGAATTCCTCAACCTCCTCCCTTGTGTATATTCTCCCATGCCTTGATGCATGCCAAGGTCGAGTCGTGGGTATTAGGGCCGATGTCCATAGCATTTCCGTTCTAATGCCGTACTGCTCGTCCGCTCGCTCATTCTCCTTGCGATTAGCCTCCCTGTACGCGCCAAGCAGCGACGTTTGAGCTATGCGCCTTGCGTCACTACGGCTAACATCGAGCCTTTCCTTAACTAGTCTAGTGGCATCCCTAGTCGACACGCCGCGAGTGATTGAATCCTTCAGGATGTTGGCAATCTCGCCCTTAGCCTTCTCTGCAAGCCCCTTCCAGCTAGTCCATGATGCAGATTCAGCGATAGATAGTCTTGTTATAAAGGGTTTGCTTGTTAGTACCTTAATCAGCGACGCCTTTTCTTCGTATAGCGCCGACTGCGCAGCCAGGTTATTAAATGCATCCTTCGTTCCGCGCTTGGATTCGGTCTCAAGGAACTCATAGAAGAATAAATTCCTCTTCCCGCCACTCATCAGTATCGAGTCAATGATAGCCTCAACCTCTGCCAGTAGTCGCTTGTACGATGAGCTTCCAATGTCATAGCTAACATCGGCATTCACGGAATACAGAATAGGCTCGCCACCATTAATGAATACGAACTGGTTTGTTGCTGGCGCCGGAGTTGTCGGGATGGCAAGTATCTTAGCCTTAATCTGCCGGTTGATATCCTTGTACTTCTCGGTCAGCACAGCAAATGCACTGCTGACTGTTTTGGAGCCAGCTGGAGCATTCTTGTTTCGAGGAAGGATAACCATTATTCCACCCTTGGATTAATATCGTCATCGGCATCTTCCCTTGCCTGCATTTGCTCGTCGGTAAACTCATCCAGCTCTCTGATTGAGTCGGGGCCAAGTGCGCGTATCTCGTTTGGCTTGATAATCGGCTCTGCATAGGCCTTGGTGCTTTCAACTCCAACTTTTATTGCCTTCTCCATCAGCTCAAGCTTCTCGACATCCTTGGCTTCGTTCAGGTTGGGCCATTTGAAGCTGAAATCAAACTGAGGCAGAACACCAAATCGCATCATGCGCTCTAGTAGCTCAGTAAGGATCGGGTTAACGTGGCCTGTTTGGCGCGCCATTAATACGTTGTTTTTCTCGACATTATCTTCTGTCGACGCTCGCTCGCCTGTTTCGTTTCCGATAACGCTACGATATGGAAGCCCTGAAACGGAAATAGCATGGCGTTCAAGCATCTTCACGGTGGGCTCAGGGTCGGCAGGTGCAACTGATAGGACTTTTGTGTCCATCGCCTTGCCCATCATGATAGAGTCGGCACCAATATTAAGCTCACGCGCGCGCTCGTTAAACGCCTCCCTGAATAGCTTGTTAGATTCTGGATCGGATGGGTTCGCACCGTACATCCGCATCATGTCATCAAAATTTGTGTCTTTATCAAAGTTGATTGCCAATTGACGAGCTGCGTTCTTATAGAAACCCTCAGCACTACCGCCTGACACCTTCTCGATATCCATCAATGAGTTTAGTGCAGCTTCTAGCATCGACTCGCCGGACTCTAGCGTATAGTCCTCGACACCCTCATTAATGATGATAACTCGGTCTGGGTGAATATTGACTAGGCGGGTTGGTTTGGCAAAGTTTGTCTTATCAGCGACTGAGCTGTACTCAGTAAATGCGTACATTGATACATCACCGTAATCCTCACTAGCCTCATCTTGATTCCATTCAATAGGCTCTAGCTGGTCTTCCCATACAGGGCGAATACGGAATATCGAGAACTCATTTAATGCGCCGGTTACTGGCTGGTCCATCTTTTTTGCATCACGAATGCTAAGGATTAGTGCGGAGTATTTGCCAACAAGATTGCGCCTGTCTCCATCCTGAATCTTTGGCCACCACGTTTTCAGGAAATCATCAGCAGCGAGCTCGTTATCAGACCGCTCGTCGTCGCTATCCTCGATATCACCCTCGATAACCTGTGGCATCGTCTGAAACGTACCTTTGTTCAGCTTTGATATAATCGCCCGAGCTACAGGGTTGCGGCGGTATAGTTGGTAGAATTGCTCGAACACAGGATGATCAATCCATCCGAATTCGGCATATAGGCGGGTGTGTTTGGTATTTATGTTAGACCCAGCCAACATCATACGCTGCCTCGCAATGGTTTCAGCGGCAGAGTTGGCGGCCATTGTAATTTCGTTGACTGTTAGTGACATATAATAGC